GTCCCGGGACAACGAGATCGAGCGTCTGGGCGAGCCCCGCGAGGGCGTCCGTCGCCCCCTCCACGATCCCCTTCGCATCGCCGCCCTTGAAGGCCGAGGTCATCCCCCGGAGTCCCGCCGTGACGCCCTCGAGGGAACGGTGCGCGACCTCCGCCGGGTCCCGGATGGTCTCCAGGCTCTTTGCATGGTCCTGCGCGTTCTTCCTCCCGTGCTCGAGCGCGTTAGAAAGCTTGTCGAGCGTCTCGATCAGCTTCCGCGTCGCGGCGGCATTCTGATCCGCCTTGACGGCGAGATCGCCCGCCAGATTGACTTCGACCGTCTCAGTTGCCACTGCTGCGCCTCCTGCGAGGACGTGGCGCACGTGGCGCATCCGCCTCGAGGACCAGCGCCGTTGCCTCCGGCGGGGCCGACGCGCCGAGCGCGAGGACGAGCTCGCGGGCGGCGATCAGCGCTGCGGCGCGCATCAGGGAGATCGGAAGCCTGCGGCGAGAGAGGGGCCACCACGGCTGGAGCCCCACGTAGCTCCGGTCCGTCCACTGCTTGCCGTTGGACGGGGGCATGCCGTGGACGATGACCGAGGCCGGCTTGGCGTCGACGCGGGTCAAGCCGGCCGCGAGGCCCGACTCGACGTGGCGCCAGAGGATCGCGCTGGCGACGCGCCGCACCTTGTTGGCCAGGAGCTCGGCCGCGCGCGCCTGGACCGCGCCGCTCGCTGTCTGCTCGAAACCCACAGCGAGACGGGAGAGGAGGTCGCGGGTTCCGGCGTAGTTGAGCTTCATTTCCTCAGCGCCTCCCAGAACAGCCGCTGCCCGATGTTGGTCTCCGCGAACCACTCCGCGGCGGCCCGCCCGTCGTTCGTCAGCTCGACGCCGCGGGCGCAGTGGCTGAACCAGTTGGTGAGGCCGGCGGCGTACGCGGCGGGGGCGAGGGCCTGATCGTCACGCCTTTTCCCAGGTCGGCCAGGTCCTCGTCCTCAAACATGCCCATCAGGGCGCCGAGCGCGAGCCTCACCCTCGGCGTCGAGCCGAACATCGGGTGCTCCTCGAGGAATACGGTAGTGAAGTAGACGCGGGCCTTGTTCGCGTCCTGCTCGGCGTCGAAGGCGACGATGAGCTGCTGGAGGAGCTGCTCGTTGGCGTCCGCTTTCGTCTCCGGATGCTCGAGCTTCACGCGGTAGCCGTGGCACTCGTCGCGGTTCGGCCGACGGAACACCAGCACGTGGGCGCTCCAGTCGATGGTGGCGATCTTCTTGTGGGTGACCTGGAGCGCTGCGAGCTGCTCCTCGGTGAGCCGTTGGGGGGCGTCGGGCACGGGTCCACCTCTACCGTTGGGGAGGTGGGCCACTTCTGCCGGCGACGCGACGGGCAGCCCGGGCCGGGAGGTCTTCCGCTAGCCCTTCGCCCGAAGGCTACGTCACTGCGGCGGCGCCTGCAATGGCACCTCGAGATCGTCGAGGCTCATGAAGAGGATCTTCGTCGGCTGGAAGTCGATCGTGCACGTCAGCGCCGCGTTCCCCGTCTTGTGGGGGCGCTGCGTCTCGTCGATGGTGCAGTTCAAGATCGTGTCGGTGTACGTCGCGAGGTTGGTGCCGACGATCGAGCAATAGATCGTAAAGGACTGGTCGCCGTATCCGATGCCGAGCTGGTTCTGCACCGTCTGGATCAGGTTGTAGAGCCAGTCGACGTAGACCTCGGCGGTGCACTTGTACTCGTTCTCGCCGAGGGTCTTGCCGACGGGGTCGGGGCTGTTGCTCCGGACCATCTCGCGGTTGCGCTTGCGGCTGTAGTCGATGCTCTTGAACCCGCCGGTGAACTCGAGGCCGGCGATCGACAGCCGCACGTGCCCGAAGCTGCGGATGACGCCGTTCGTGAGCGGGACCTGGATGGGGACGATCTGCGCGGTCATCGATCAGCTCCCGTTCGAGAGGTTGATGGTCTCGGAGACGTTGTTCACGTACCCGCGCGGCCGGACCGAGATCGTCACGGGGACGACGCCGGTCGCGTTGACGTTTTGCGTGGGGCTGACGGTCGCCGTCACGCCGGACACGAGAGGCGTCTGGATCATCCCCTCGTTGAGGGCCTGCTGGATCGAGCCCTGGAAGGTGTTGAGGGCCACGGTGTCGAGCGTGCCGTTCTGCTGCGTCTGGAGGTCGTCGGACACCTCCTCGACGCCGGCGGCGTAGCCGATGTCGCAGGCCGCATCGAGCACGTTGCCGATCACCATCTCGGTGAACTGCGACCCGGGAGCGGAGAGGAGCGGTTCCTGGCACTGGAAGAACCCCTGGCCCTTCTTCGGCCAGGTCATCGCCGAGCCGATGCGGGCCGCGTTGAGCCCAGGGGTCGTCCTCTCGTCGTGGTAGATGAAGCCATCCGTGGGGTCGCTCGCCGGGTTCACCGAGATCGTCGAGTATGGCCCGTCCTTCACGCGCCCCGCGCGTCGCTGGAGCGGGACCTGGGTGCGGCGCACGGCGTGACTCCACGCGAGCGGGCGACGGTAGGAGGGCGAGCCGCCGGCGGCGTTCGCGAAGGGGCTCGGCGTGTTGTAGTAGCCGCCGTCCGCGCAGACCCGCGGCTGCGCGGCCTCGCCGGAGACGATCGTGGCGAGCGCGGCCATCCACGTCGCCTCGCTCTCGGCCGTACCGCCGCTCCACACGTTGGCGGCCACCGCGTCGCGCAGCTCGACGATGGCGCGCGTGTAGACGTAGCCGCTCGTGCCCGCCTGGAGCGAGGTATGGATCGCCGTGATGTCGCCCGCGCCGCACACGCCGACGATGTGCATCGAGCCGACGCCTTCGACGGCGTACTGCGAGCCGAAGAAGGCTGCGAGGGCCGCCTCGACGCCAGCGTCGTTCCACTGCGGGGGATTGGTGCCGAACTGCCACGTGTCGTACACGGTGGCGCCGGCGGCGTTGATGCTCGGCCCGTTCAGGGCGCCGGCGCCGAAGTTGAGCTGGGTGCCGGTGCCGCCGGGGACGCGGCTCGTGAGCGAGCCCGAGCCGAGGTACAGCGAGTTCTGTGTGCCGAGCGAGATGGGCGCGCCCCAGTTGCGGCCGGCGTCGAGCGAGACCTGGATGGTGGGTCCCGGTGCCGTTCCGATCGTGCCCGTCTTGAGGCACCGGACCAGCACGTAGTACTGGTCCCAGCACCCGTTGGTGCCGTCGACCGTGACCGTGACGGTCGACGTCGAGCTGTTCGGCACCGTCGCCGCGACGGGGTTCGCCGTGCCCGGGGTGACGATGGGGCACGAGATGCAGATCGCGACGTTCCCAGCCTGAGCGACGAGGCCCGCGGCCTCGACAAGCGGGCCGCCGATGAACTGTCCCTGGATGCTCTGTGGGTTCGATGAGGCGTAGGGCTGGTTCGCCACGCCGGCGATCGCACAGCCGATGACGAGCTGCACGGTCGCCAGCGGCACCGAGAGGGCGGCGCTGGCGCCGTTGTCGACGACGGTGATCGTGACAGTGGGGATGGCAGGCACGCGCTCCTCCTACGTGATCGTGATGGTGATGGGGTCGCCGCTCCCGGGGTTGACGGGCTCGACGACCATCGCCGCCGAGACGCCGATCGGCGCGAACTGGTTGGGCACGCCGGGGGCCTTCGTCGCGGTCTGCTGGAACTCGAAGAGGCCTCTCCAGATCTGGCCCCGCTGCGTGACCACCCCAGACTCGGGCATCTGCGACGGCCAGTCCTCGTGCAGGATCCGGAAGCCTCCGCCGAGCTCGTCGAAGAGAACGCCGACAAGGGCGAACGCGAGCGCCTGCGTCGCATCGAAGTCGGCGTAGTCGGGGTCGGGCGTCGTGGCGCCGAAGTTCGTCGCGCAGCCGAACACCCACACCTCGAAGGTCGTGTACTCCGTCCCGAACTGGGGCTGGAGCTTCATAACCTGCTGCTGCGCGGAACCGCGCGCGGGCGGGTAGGTGGCCGGTGTGAGGTTCGGCGCGGCGCCGACGTAGGGCTCGAAGTTCCACCCCCGACCGGTCGTCGGGATGAACACGAAGCGGGGAGAGGCGACCGCGCCCGCCATCATGAGGTTCCGGCGGCCGAGGAGGATCGACCACTCCGGGAACGGGGTCTGGATCTGGCCGCCGCCGGTGTAGGCGTTGGCGCCGACGGAGGGAACGACGATTCCCTGCGCATCGAGCGTGGTGAGCGAGAACGTGTTCTCGTCGAGCGGCGTGAGGATCCAGAGGCCGTTCGCCTCCGTCATGCCCTCGGCGCCCGACACGATCCCGTGCACGACGCGGCCGAGGGGGACGCCATGCGCGGGTGACGTGACCACGATCGGCGTCGAGATGGTGGCCGCCGTGATCGCCCACGTCTTCGCCACCACGGCGTAATCCTGGAACAGGACGAGCGCGAGGTTGAGGCTCGTCAAGGCGACGAGGCCGCTGATGGGGCCGAAGGCGGTTCTCATGCTCGCCGCCTCACCCCGCCGAGCTCGCCGCCGGCCTCGAGGGGGGTGCCCAGGGGCTGTCGCGTCGGCCCCTCGCCTCGGCGAGCTCCTCCCGCGTGGTCTCGACGCGAGGGCTGGCCGGCCTCCTCCGGACGCGCGGCAGCGGGCGCCCGCCGGTCCGCTCCCTCGCCCGCATGGGCGCGCCGCTTCCGGTCGGGGGCCTGCATCAGAACCCCCCGACGACGGGCACGCCGCGGCGGTTGAACTGCTGCCAGCCGCGCGGCGGATCGCTCGCGACCTGGGGCGCGTCGTGCCCGGGATCCTGCCCGACCGGGATCGAGGGAGTGACGTCCGGCTGGATGTTCTGCCGCTGGATGCCGGGGAACCACCCGGGGTGCACGTACCCGGGGTTGTCCGGGTCGGGGCCGCCGACGGCGCGCGCGTAGTTCGCCCGGACGTTGCGGTCCGAGCCGGCCATGGCGGCCCAGCCGATGGGGCCGTCGAGGAGGAGATAGATCGCGACCGCAGCGGTGTACCGCGTCACGTCGTTTCCCCACGCGAGGAGCGGGAGCTGGAAGCGGCCGCGCATGTAGCTGTCCGCGATCTCGGTCGCGTCGAGGCAGGCCTGCTGCTGCTGGGTGAGCGTCGCCAGGTTCAGCACGGCCGCGGGCAGGTACTGCCCGAGCTGCGGGGGCTGGACGTAGGGGACGCCGCCGGGGCCCATGGCTCAGGGCCCCGAGCGCGCGAAGAGCCAGGAGTAGTTCCAGGCCGGGGTGCCGCGCGCCCAGCCACCCCAGATGTACTTGTGGAGGTCGAAGACCACCGGATCGTCGGGGTTGACGCGCGGCACGGTGCGCGGGGCCTCACGCTTGACCCACAGGAACGGCTTCATCGCGTGGCTCGTGTCGAGCAGGTACCAGCGCGTGGTGTTTTTGAGCCACGGGTTCACGAGCGGGCGCACGCCCGTCTTGCGGAGCTGGTTGTCCGCCGTGCCCACCTGGCCGGTGAGCGGCGAGAACGCGCCCCAAACCGGGCTCGCGAGGAAGGCGGCCGTGAGGATGAAGTTCGCCTCCACCTGGAGCGTGGTGGGGATCATCATCGCGTCCGGCATCACGCCGAGCGCCTCGCCCGACTCGTCGGGGATCACCTGCATGTACTGGAGCAGCGACGCGAACTGCACCTGCCCGAGCGCGCCTCCGATCAGCGTGCCGTTGATCGTCACACCGCCGCCCGTGAAGTCGTTGCAGTAGGTGCCGCTCGAGAAGAGCGCGTTGCCACCGCCGTTGTAGTTCGGGAGGTAGATGCTGATCGGGTGCGCCGTGTAGAACGCGCGGAGGCCATCGAGCCCGTTCTGCCGGTTCCCGCCGACGCCGTTCGTGCCGGCCTGGACGCCGGTCCCCTCGATGAGGTCGCGCAGCTCGTAGCTCTCCCAGCGGCGCCATCCCATCGCCATGTCGGGCAGCATGCGCCAGAAGGGGCTCTCCCCGTTGACGTCGGAGTCGTCGAGGAGGAACTGGTCGAAACCGTACGTCAGCTCGTACGGGATGGGCGCCACCGAGTAGGTTTGCGCCGCAGGCTCGTGGACGACGCGGGGACCGAACCAGGGGCGCGCCTTCGGCATGCGCCCGGTCCATGCAGTCGTCCAGATGCTCCCCGACATCGGGACCTCGGTGGAGATCTCCCGAATGTTGAACTTCGGGTCCATCTGCGAATAGACGTGCCCGAGCGTGGTGTCGAGGGTGGTGATGAACGGGCCGTAGTTGGCGGGCGTGATGGGCATGACTCAGATCCTCGGCACTTGGTTGAGGACGACGGGCCAGTACCCGGAGCCCGGTGCGAAACCGCCCGCGATGCCAGGATCCTGGGGGGCCTGCACGCCGAGGATCGGCCGGGTCGAAGTCGCCGAGGTCGCGCAGGCGATGGGGCCGCTCGCGTTCTCGCCGCCGTAGTAGACCGTCTTCCCCGCGGTGGCCTCGGAGAGCTGGTCCGAGCCCGTCCCGCTCTGAAAGAAGAAGGCGCCGGTCTGAACGTTGTCCCAGACCGCACCGTCCGTGGAGCCGCCGACGATGCCCGAGCCCTGCTCGACGAAGGTGCCGCCGGCGGGCTCACCGATCATGCCGACCACGATGTCGGCCGAGCCGGGGCTCGCGGCGTTCTTGAGGTAGCCCGTCGTCACGGCGCCGCTGCCCGAGATGAGCGCGACTTCGCCGTAGTAGAGCTGCTGCGACGCGCCGACGGGGTAGCCTACGGGCTGGTCGTGCCCGCCCGGCACGCCGAAGCGGATGACGGGGACGGGGCCGCTCATGCCGGACATGGCTCAGTACCTCCCGGCCGCGCCGTCGGCGGCCCTGACCTGGTCGTTGTGCGCCTTGAGGTGCGCCTCGACGAGCGCATCGCGATACGCCTTCTTGTCGGCGAGCGGATAGACGGCGACGGCGGCATCGATCTGCGCGCGCGTCGCCTCGGGGAGCGCCTCCTCGGTGCCCGGCGTAACGTGCCTCGGCTTCACCAGCGCCTCCTCGCTCGTGGTCACGAGGCCGCTCTTCGCGCGCATCTCGAGGAAGCTCTCCACGTCGGAGAGCTGCAACCCGGCAAGCCAGGCGGCCTCCGTCTTCGTGATCGCCTTGAGCTTCCGAGCCCCGTCGATGAGCGACGTCTTCGTGCCCTGAATCTGGGAGCGCTGAAGCTCGGCGACCGAGCCGGCGAGCTTCGTCAGGAGGGCTTCTGCGCGGGCGCCGCCGGCGGCGAGGGCGGCCTTGGCCTTCTCCTCTTCTTCCTCCGCCGACTTGGCCTTCTCCTCCTCGTCGGCCTCGGCCATCTTGGCGGCCTCCTCGGCCTCCTCAGCCTTCTTGAGGTACTCCGCCTTCTTGGCGCGATGCTTCGCAGCCTCGGCGGCCTTCTTGGCCTTCTCCGCCTTCTTGGCGGCCTTGGCGGCCTCGGACTCGTCGTCCCCCTCGTCGTCCTCGTCGTCGGGATCCTCGTCCCCGTCTTTCGACTTGGCGGCCAGGGTGGCGCTCTTCTTCGCGAGGCGCAGCGAGAGGGCGGCGCGCTTCGCGGGGTCGGTCTCGCCCGAGAGGGCGGCCATCAGGGAGATCAGCCGGGCGGAGAGCTTCATGGGGCGCCCGGTCCGCCGCTGCTGCGCTCCTTCCTCTTCGTGCGCCCGGGGACCGGGATCGCGCTTGGGTCGGAGTCCGGGCGCCCGCCAGGTCGCCTCGTCGGCCGAGCTACCCCTAGGAAAGCACGCCCGCCGTTCGTGAACAAGTTTGAATTCTGTCCACTCTCATGTACGGCGGCGCGCCTCGTTGGCCACGGCCGCGAGGAGCAGCACCTCGGCTCCGCCGCGCCGTGCCGCGAGCCGGCGATCCGTCTCGTTGCCGCCGGCCTGTGACCCGTGCTTGGGGGCGGGAAGCGCGCCGATCGCGTCGTCGAGGCTGCCGACCGCGTCCGCGAGGCGAGCGCGCACCGCGTCCTGGCCGAGGAAGATGCCGGCCTGATAGCGCTCGACCGTGTCCACCGAGATCCCCCGGGCCTTGCTCACCATCGCGAAGAAGTCTGCCGCGAGCTTATTCACGCGGACGCGCTCCGCGGCGACGGCCTCTGGGGAGATGGGGGCGTGAAGGTGCCCGTCGGCTTTGCGCGCGCCGCTGGTGATTAGCTCCACGTCGTAGCCGTCCGCTTCGTTCTTCCGCGCCTGAGAGATCATCGTGGAGATGACGCCGACGCTGCCCAGGATGGCGGAACGGGGGCAGACAATGCGATCGCCCACCGTCGCGAGCGCATACGCGGCGGAGGCAGCCATCTCGTTGACGAAGACGATGACCGGAATCTTCGCGGCGGCCTTCATCCGGAGAAGCGCCGCTTGCGTCTCGTTTAGTCCAGCGACGACGCCGCCTGGCGAGTCGAGGCAGAGCGCCACTTTTGCCGGCCGCTCTCCTTCCACGACGGCCCCCTTGTCATCGAAGGTCTGGCCTGCGAAGGCCATCCGCATCTTCTCCAGGATGTTCTCGTAGCTCTCCGCGCCGATGTCGCTCTTGTGGTGCTCAAGCTCTCCGCGCACATGAACGAGCATGACGTTCTCGCCGCGGCGCTCGTTCGGCTTCGGGCCCTCACCCATCAGCCAAAAGAAGCCCGCGGGGCCGCGATGGATCCTCGACGGGTCCATGGCCAGCATCTCGCCCGGCTTGATGAACCTCGCCGTGGGTCGCTCTCGGTTGCCGTTCACTTCCCCATCCCTCCGCCCGCCACCGGGTCCTTGAACGTGAAGCGCGGCATGCCGGAGAGGCCGAACTTTTCCGCCGCCCAACGGCGGACCTCTTCCTCGTCGGCGAACTGGACGCCGCCGCGGCGGAGCACCTCCACGCCGGTTCCGAACGCTTGGAACTGCTTCGCGTTGCCCTCGTACTCCTCGCGCGACGTGACATCCCACTCGGTGAATGGTGCGAGGTTCGCGTCCCCGAAGTTCAGGTACGCGAAGGGCCGGGCGATGTCCTTGTAGAGGGTGCGCGCCCATCCCTGGTTGTCGAGCCGCGTGGCCTCGGAGCGCTGCTGCAGGTTGGCCTTCACCGCCCCGTAGCTGCCGCCCTCGACGACCTGCGTGTTGACCATGAACAGCGCGAGGACGATCGCCATGTCGCAGCGATCGATCTGCGACGGGTGAACCTCCCACGCCGTGCTGCTCGCCTCCACGAGCTCGTAGTCGTAGCCGCTTTGGTCCGTGGAATCGATCCCGCGCGGGACGATCATTGCCGTGTTCGCCCCGAGCCGCGCGAGCGCGACCTCGAAGCGCTGCCGCTCCATGGGATCGCCCTGCATCGGCACGTAGCCTTTGCGCGTCGGCGAACCGTGCACCTCCCCAAAACGCGCCATGTCGCGGAAGCCGAAGTGCCGGAGCATCCACGGCTCGACGACGGGGCGGAGCGCGCCGCGCACCCAGCCGCGGTAGGAGCCGAAGGGCGCGTACTCCACCCACTTGCCGTTCCCGGGGACGATCGGGATCTGCGCGTCCTGCCCGATGGCCTGGTAGCAGCGGCTCTCCCAGTCGTACCACTCGAAGACCGGGTGCCACGGGAAGAGCACCGGAGCAAAATCGAGATCGCGCTCTGTCGTGCTCCAACAAAGCTGCCCGTGGCTGAAGCCCATCATCACGCCGTAGTCGAACATCTCGCGGATCGCCGCGGTGCCCGAGAGGCGGGGCCACCACTTCGCCCACGCGTCGAGGCACTCCTTCGCGGCGCTGCTGTCGTCGGCAGCTCGGTGACGCACCTCGCGTCCGAAGAGCGCAGAGGCTCGGCTGTTCAGCGTGGCTCCGACGCGGTCATCTCCGAGGACGCTGTCGCAGAGCATCCCCGAGTTGTAGAACTGGCCGATGAGGTGGCTGTAGAGCGCTCCGCGCGCGCCTTCGATGCTCCACGCGTTCTGGATCGTGACGAGGGGGAGGTCGCGGTAGATGAGCTTCGCGCGCGCCTTCGTGTTCTCGTCGGTGGCGTCGGTCACCTTGCCGGCGAAGGCGGGGTCCTTGACGATGGGCGCCTCGAGCCCGCTCATCCACTGCCGCTCGAGCTCGGCGAAGGGCACGCCGCCGCCGCGGGCAGGGCCCGTGGGGTTGCCCGGCGGCGGCCCATACCCTGGATCGGCCTCGCCCATCGGCTACGCCCTTACGCCGCCTCGGCCGGAGCGCCGACGCGCCCCTCCTGCCACGGGGTCACCTTGGGATCGTGGGCGCCGGGGTCGGCGCAGAGGTGGGGGGCGAGCTCGAAGCCGATGTGGTCGGCGAGATCGCGCTTCCAGAACATCTCGTAGCGCCACTGCCGGAACGCGGGATCGAGGGCGCCGAGCGCCGGCTCCTGCCCTTCGGGGACGTGCTGGGGCAGGCCCCCCGCCCAGATTCCGAACCCATCGGGGACCTTGCCGCCCTCGCTCTCGTGCACGTACGCGTCCGGCGGGTGGCGGTATTTCGAGAAGCTCACGATGCGCCCGAGCTTGTGCTTCGCGCTCTCGACGACATGGGCGACGGCGGTCGCGCCGGTGACGGGGAAGCGCACGTGGACGTCGCGCCAGCGCTTCGGGGGGGGCGGCTCGCGGAGCTGCTTTTTCCGCTCCTCGCTCAGGCCCGCCATGTCGAGCGAGTCCTGAGGCTTGAGGCTCTTCGCGAGCTCCCGGATCACTTCGACCAGCTCGGGGGCCAGGGAGGTCTTATCGGTCTTCTCGGCGGCCATGGGGCGTCTCCTTCATCCCCGGCCCACTCGCCGAGGGTGGCTCCAGCCTTTCACCAATGGCACGATTCGTCAACGCGTGTAGCCGTTGCCCGCTTCCTGTTGACCCGCGGGGCGTGCGCTACCCATGCCGCCGTACGCGTTGCCGAGGACCTTCACGCCGGCCACGTTCGAGCCCCATGCCCCGTCACTCGCAGACACGAGCGCATCGATCTCGTCGTCGTCGTGCCCCTTGTCCTCGCCCCGGAACAGCTCGGCGCGGTGGAGGAAGCCGGGGACCCAGGGCCCGGACGTCGGGACGAGGATCTGCCCGTCGTTCCAGCGCTTGATCGTCTTCTCGGCCCGCACGAGCTTGTTGTAGCGGGCCCGCATGGACACGAAGCGCAGGCCGCGCTCCTGCATCCTCTTGACCATGCCCACCTCGGGCCCGCTCACGTAGCTGTAGATCGGGCCGACCCCGTATTTCGCCTGGAACATCTGCACGGTGGACTCGATCATGTGGGGCAGGAGCTGCACCCGCGTCGACTCGAGGATGTACGCCTTGGTGCCGATAAACTTCATGGCCACCATCGCGAAGTAGTCGGAGTGCGCGCCCTGCGTGAAGGCCAGGTCGGCGCCGTACACGAGGCGGAAGTTCCACTTCGGGAGCTCGTCGTACCGCTCAGGGTCGGGCCGGAAGAGCGAGAACCCGACGGGCTTCGGGTCACCTTGGAACTGCGCGTACCAGAGCTTCTCGGTCGGGTCCTGCTCGGCGAGTTCCGCCCGCTTCTTGTGGAGCAGCTCGAGGGACATCACCTCGGGGGCGAAGGCATGCTCGCGGCCCTTCGAGTCCTCGAGGATGGCGGGGTGGTGCACGTACTCCCACTTCACCGTGCTGCGCATGAGGCGCCGCCCGATGGGATCGTCCGGGTGCCAGCGGCTCATCACGCCGAGGACGGGTCCCTCGCGGCCGGCACGCACGCAGCGCGCGGTGTAGTGGGAGATCGTCTCGTCGACCTCCTGGCGCCGCTGCGCGCTCATCGAGCCGTACTCGTCGAGCGGGTCGTCGAAGAAAACAAGGTGGACGTTCGCGCCGAGCTTCGACTGCTCCGCGCTCATCACCATCACGCCGCCGCCCTGCTTGTTCGACCAGTCCTCGATCGTGTTGGTGCCGTACTCGGGGCCGACGCGGGCGATCGTCGCGAGCCTCCGGATGCGCTTCCCCAGGTCGCGGTCGCGGGCGAAGGAGTGCGTGAGGACGAGCACGCGGAGCGTCGGATCCAGCACGAGGAGCCACACGATCCCGGCCATCGTGGTCTCGCTCTTCCAGTGCCTGATGGGGACGCTGCACAAGGCCCTGACGGCCTCGCCCCTCCCGGCGCGCTCGATAAGCGCAACCCAGTCGGCGAGGTGGTACGGGGCGCGGAGCTCGGGCGACAGGCGCGGGATGAACTCGAGCAAGCCCTGCGCGGCCCACTCCTTCCACTGCGAGATCGGCTTCGGCTTGCTCGGTCGTGCCACGTCCTGTACCGTCGACGGTAGCACACAGATCAGATCGGATCGTAACAGGACAAGCCACAGTAGAACGGAGACGGGATGAAGTTCACCGTCATCAGCACCGGGTTCCGCGTGCCGCCGGAGGTGCGCGCGAAGTGCGTCTCGAGCGTGCGTGCGCAGTTCCCTCCGCCCATCGGGCCCGCGTTCGAGCACGTCTACAT